TAATTATCATTTGTATTATTATTCGTAATTTTGTACATTTACTTTTATAAAATATTTTTAATTAAAAATATTTTTGATACCTTTCTCTAACTTCTCAAAATCTTTATACATTTCCGGATTATCATAATTTAAATTTATAGCAAATAATAATACTATTGTTAACCATATATACATTAATATATTTAATAAAAAGTTCTCTTTATATTCATACGCCCAATCAAATCTTAATTGATTTACATATAAGAAAAATGTTATACTTGGTATAAGTAATGCTACTATTAAGTTTCTATATTTAAAGTTTACAAGTATTTCATATTGGTCTAGTAAAATGATAGTGTATTTTAAAAGTATTAATCCAATAATAGTATCAATAACGCATAAAATTATAAATTTAATAAAATATTTATCAATAAATGAAAGTAAAAGAAATTTAATTCTGTCATTAAAATCTTTAACTTTTATAGTTTTGCCATAAATATCTTTAAGATATAAATTTTTTTTTGCAAATAACAAATCAAGAATATAACCTAGTACATTACCTACAAAATATAAAGAGATTCCAGTGCTTTGTTGTATATTTAAACCGAAACCTATATTTAAAATATAATTTAGTAAATTTGCTATTATAACAGATGTTATAGAAGTTACTTTCCCCATATTTTTCTCATCTTTTAAAATTTTTTTTATTAAATTATTATGTTTTATCATTTATTAAAATATATTTAATAAATTAAAAAAATTATATTAATTTAATTAATCTTCTTCATCAGATTCTTCTTCTTCATCAGATTCTTCTTCTTCATCAGATTCTTCATCATCATCATTTTCAACTTCATCATCTTCTTCATCCTCATCATCTTCATCATCATCCTCATCATCATTTTGAGATTGATTACTAGTAACTTCAACTAATCCGTTTGTATTATTTTGAGATTGATTACTAGTAACTTGAACTAATCCGTTTGTGTTATTTTGAGAAATAGAAGAATTTTTATAATATTTATTAATTAAATCTGATACATTTGAACCAAATACATCAATAAAATTAGAATTATTATTATTTTTATTAAATATTTTTTCAAATTCAGATTCTCTCATATTTCTAATCTCTTTTAATAAGTTTTTAACATCACTTTCATTATATAAACCATTTTTAGTATAAGCTGAACCTAAGATTTTAACTAATTCATCAGAAGTATAATCATCTCTGCTTTCTTCTTCTATTTTATAAGGAACAAATGTTCTTTGATTAGCAGATGTATGGTCATTATTTTCATCAAAAATATTACTGAATTTAGAAGAGAATTGACTAGAAAATATTTGTTCATCATAATAAGATCTAGGAACGAATCTATATTCAATTTTTTTATTATCTTTAATTTTTTGAAATTTTTCTTGATATATACCATGGACAACTAATATAATTCCAAAAAAAAATACTAATACTATTAATAACTTCATTATTATAATAAATTAATATTTTATTATAAATTTATTCTTTCTGATTTTTAGAATTCATCCAAGGATCTTCACCACTGAATACCTTACTATTAATATCAACATTATCAACATTTACATTTTCTTCTACTCTATTATCTTCACCAACACCACTACTTGTTATAACTTCTTTAACATCTTCTACAACTTGTTTAACATCTTCTATAACTTCTTTACCTTTTTCAACAACTTTTTCGACATCTTCAACTAATTCTTTACCATCTTCAATTGTTTTTTCAACATCTTCTACAACATTTGATTCTAAAAGATTTTCTTCTTCAACTTTTTTATTTTTTTCTTTTTGAGCTTCTAACATTTCTCTCTTTCTATCATTAAATACTTCATCTTTATGTGCTTGATTTTCTCTATATTTCTTCATTAAAGTATTAAGTTGGTCTTCAGAATAATGTTGGTCATCAATTTGGTCTGCTGATGGGTCCCAAGGACACCAACAACCAACCTGACAAATAAAAATATTATGATTCTTATCCTTCCTCTTTAAAACTTCACTACGAACTTGCGCCTCCCTTAAAGTATCATATGAACCACGAACCTTTAAACCTCTTACATTAGTTTGAAAATCAACTTGTTCATTAAATTGTTTATCTAATTCTTCAGATTTTTCTTCACAAAAGTATTTATATTCATCTTGCATATGTTGTTTATTAAATAAAAATCTATATCTATCCGCAATCGCTTGAAAACCATCCGCATCATCCGAATACTTCTCCTTCATATTATGAAATAATTCATTCATATCTTTACAAAAGTTCTTTGTAAACTCAGTAAAGATAAAAGTGTTTTTATCATCTAATAATTTTTCTGGAGAAATGAATGATACACAGCAAAATTTTTGTCCGCGTATTTCGGGGTCTTCTTCGAGATAGTCACATTCACTAACGGGTACAACATTATTAGACATAGTTTATATTAATTTTATATAAAATAATTTATAAATGTTTTTAAATAAATTTATTTATTGTAAAATATTTTCTTTTATTATAGTATAAAATGAACGGACTTGACGTAAGAGAAGTTGTAAAGCGTATGCTTAAATATTTTGTTGAAGGTTTAGTTGTTGCAGTTGCTGCTTGGGTAATGCCAGGTCGCAAATCTGATTTAATGGATGTTGTATGCCTTGGTCTTGTAGCAGCTGCCACATTCTCTCTTCTTGACCTTTTCGCTCCTTCGGTAGGAACAAGTGCAAGAACTGGTGCTGGTCTTGGTGTTGGTGCCAACCTTGTTGGTTTCCCAGCCAAGTAAATTATTTTAATTTGATAAAAAAACAAAAAAATTAATTTTTATAATTTATATAAATTTTATATAGATTTAATAAATTCCCAACCTAAATCTTCACAAATATTTTTCCATATTAATTCTTGTTGATATAATTTTTCTCTAGATTTTAATAGAGGGAAGTATTTTATATATTCATCTTCTCCTAGAATCTCTAGAAATTTATGTAAAACATAAGAATAACTTAGAAAATTCTTTCTATTCTTAGGAGAATGTTTAATAAATGGTCCTTGAATTTGTTTAAACATATCTCTTAACTTTTCTTCTAATTCTGGTGTTAATTGTGGTGTTGATTTACCTGTTATTCTATTTAATATGTATGGTATATGTTCATAGTATTTATTAATTTTATTTTTCTTTAATATAGAGCGAATTTTTTCATAATTTAATGTAGCCATATTATTCACTTTATTTTTCTTTAGTTCTATAAAAATTTTATCAAATACTTCTTCAGGTATATCAGTAGTTTCTTTACCTTGTGATTGTGCTATCCATTCATTAAAGTGATTAATTCTATTATAGGAAAAATAAGAAATTTCCTTAGGAGGTTCTTTATATCCTGGTTTTTCATTATCAGTAATAATGTATTCGATAGTATTACAATCAGTGCAATATAGAAGACCATCATGAGTTAATTCATTAATATTTTTAGAATTGCAATGATAGCATATATCATTTTCACAAGATAAGTTATTATTAATATAATTTTTGTCTGTGCAAGAAAGATAATCTTCTAGAAGGTCTGATCTATTTTGTTCTTGTTTAGATTTACTAGGTTTCATATTATTATTAAAGAAATCTAGAATATTAATATTAGTAACATTAGATTCATCAGTATTTTTTTCAACAGAATCGAAATAATCAAAAAGTATTTCAGATGTATTAGTAAGATAGTCAATTTCTTCTTTATTAGAATTAATAGTAGAAATTTCTTTTAGAATTTTTTTTTCTTTAGTTTGTAATTCAAATAAAGCATCAGGATTTTCTTCATTTTTAATTAATTTTTTAATTTTTTTTAGGTCTTTTTCTAGATTTTTGACACTATTATATTTTTTATTAAATTGTTCTAATTTTTTTTCGTGACATACATCTAAAGTATTATTAGTTTTTTCATAATTGTGTCTTCTTTTAGTCTTTTTACTAGACTTATTTTTTACATTATCATTAATCATATAAGGTTAAATAATTGTTAAAGCTTTATATAGAATTTTTTGCGTAAAAATTAATTAATGCATTAATTTAACAAAATTTTTTTTCTAAGTATATAGTATAAAAAAATATGGGAGGAGGATTAATGCAACTCGTTGCCTATGGCGCTCAAGATATCTATCTTACTGGTAATCCCCAAATTACCTTTTTCAAAGTTGTCTACCGCAGACACACCAACTTCGCGATGGAATCTGTTGAACAAACTATGAATGGTTCTGCTGCTTATGGAGGAAAAGCAGTAGCTACTGTTTCCAGAAATGGTGACCTTGTAGGAAGAATGTATGTAGAACACGCTATTACTACAACAGCTGCAGAAGTTTTAGATACTTGTAATAACTATGGACATGCTCTCTTAAGAGAAGTTACATGTGAAATTGGTGGTCAAGAAATTGATAAACATACTGGACGATGGATGCAAGTTTGGTCTGATTTAACTGAATTTAATCCAACTGGTGCTGTTGCAGAAGCAGATGTAACATCTGCGACGACACATTTTGGTGAAGATGGTGGAACTCTATTCCAAAAAATGACAGGTACAGGAATAGGAGAAGCTGCAGGGGCGGTGGCAGCGGGCGGCGCTACTACAAGAATGTTCATTCCTCTTCAATTTTGGTTTAATCGTAATCCAGGACTTGCTCTTCCACTTATTGCTCTTCAATATCATGAAGTTAAAGTTACAGTACAATTTGAGAATGTTTCTAAATTAATAAGAAAAGATTTGGGTTCTGCTCCTGCTGCGGCCACACTAACAAATCCGGAATTCAAATTATGGGCTGACTACATCTATCTCGATACTGATGAACGCAGACGTTTCGCTCAAGTATCGCACGAATATCTCATTGAGCAAGTACAAACTCAAGATTTCTCTATGACATCTGCATCAAAAGCAAGTCATAATCTTACATTTAATCACCCTGTTAAAGAACTTGTATGGCAAGTAAGTGTTGCTGCCAATAATGGAGATTTAAGTGGGTCTGTTGGTGGTACCGCCTCCACATTAGCTAGTGGTGTAGCAATGACAGCAGGAACAGTTGGTCTTAAATTAAACGGACATGACCGTTTTGCTGAACGTGATATAAAATACTTCACACGCGCTCAAGTATGGCAACATCATACAGGAAATCCTGGTACAGTTGCTTCTGATTCTATTGGTGTATATTCCTTTGCTCTTAAACCCGAAGAACATCAACCCTCTGGTACTTGTAATTTCTCTAGAATTGATAATGCACAATTAGTATCTAATATTACTGCAACTGCTGCTGATAATCTCCACGTTTTCGCCGTAAACTACAACGTACTCCGCGTCATGTCGGGTATGGGCGGTCTCGCTTACTCCAACTAGATACTTTTATTACCATTATTCATCTTTACAAAAATGTATACTTTATTTTTTAAATTTAAATAAATTAGTTTAATTTATTATAAATTTATTTCTT